GAGATCGGAAACTAAAAACTCTCCAGAGGCGTTACTGCCCGTAACATTGGCAAAGTCCCAATTTAAAGCAAGTGTTTCAATGGCGGGGATATATGTTTTCGCCGAGCCTGTTTGAAAACCATAAGCATATTGATAGGGATGAGTCCGTCCAAAACTTTCTACATCGCGAGCGTGAAGATCAACAGTCCCAGTGGGGATATAGTCGGACCAATAAAGAAGACTTGAGGCTCGTACATCGCTGTAGGTTATGGCAGTTCCCGTAAAATTGGTGCGGTGAGTTCCCAAAAATAGTCGCTTGTTCGCACAGACCATGGAAGATCCGCTAGTGGACCCAATCGAGGCTGTTAAGTAAAAGCTGTCTTGTTTAATGCCGGTATCATAGTTTGATCCGTACAACTCCAAAATATATTTATCTGCTGCGCCGTCAATTTCCGTGCCGTCAACGTCATCAGCAAAGGGCCATTTTTCCGGTCTTACGCTAAGAGCTAAATTCCATTTTTGGTTTTCATAAACATTTTGAAAAACGGAACTGGTTAAAATCACTGATCCGGCTCGGTCGTAGACTGCAAAGGCCACATCTTTTACTGCATGGAGCGGGCTTACAACTTCCGCAAGCTGAGAAGCGGACTTTATAGCATGAACCCGAAGTCCGTGATCTGATCCGTACGGAGCCCAGGTCGTGTCACTGCCGGTGAGGCTGGCGGTGAGCGGGCTATGAAATCCGAATAAGGATGCCGTTTCCACCGACACCGGCTCGTAATCTAGATATTTTACCCCGGAACGGTCGGGGAAAATAAATTCCCCCTCAATAGTGAAGGCGTATTGGGCAAGGCGGTTACTGCCGGTGATAATCCCTACCGAATTTGGGTTTCCCGAGTCATAAGCCTGGTAGACTGTTCCTTTAGAATCTTCCGCTTTCCTAAGTCCCGAAAAATCAACATATTTTTTCTGAGACACCGAAGCCCGATACTCGCTGCTCAGATCATAATCTTGATTATTTGCATAAGTATTTAACGCTATAATTTCATCGCCGATGCCGAAGCAGCGAATCAGGTTGCGAATAGATTTTTCACTTCCCTTTGATTTTAGAATGTATGTAAGATTATTATATATATTCTTATAAATTGTATTCTTAATAGCCGGCAATTCTTGTTCAAAATCAATAGTGTCACTGCGCTTGAGGTACTGTTCCATCAGCGTAGCATTCTCAAACAATTCTGGGGCTTCAAACCCCATTCCCTCTAGCAGTCGCTCGTTATAGGGGAAATACCCCATACTGCCTGTGGAGCTTCCACTGGCATAGTTAACATATTTTATCTTAGAAAGTGCGCCGATCTGAGCGTAAAGAGTATCAAAATAACTTGCTACTATCTGAGTGATGTTTTGTAGTTCTTTATTAGATTTAATATCTTCTTCATATATCCAGGCGGGCAGCATATTGGTTGCCTTGGCTGTATTATTGTGATCGTATTCTCGCCCGATTGCGACAATAGAATCTTTAGAAGCTGTTAATATCGGGTTAGAGCCCCGGATAATAGGATCGGCTTCTTCTCGAAACGACAAGGAGGACGACAAACTGATAGCGTTGATTGCTGATCCGGTGTGCCTGGCATCGGCATCATAATTGATAAAAAGACCATTGGAAACTCGTCCCGAATAATCTAAAATAATATTATCGATCCCACTATTATTAGTGATCCCAGCATTGAACCGGTAATAAACTCCCAGGGTCGAATTAGCTAAATACTTATTGGCTCCTCCATATACACGCGTAAACCAATTTCTTCCCACCTCTTGGGGGTTTCGAGCCGTCTTCCAGAACCTGAACTCATCCAGTGATCCCGAAAGTTTCCCCCACCCCAACATCGACGGATAGGATTCACTCCCTAACCCGCCAGGTGCTGCACGCAGTCCTCCCAGGTTACTCATAAGTGAGCCTGTTACTGTACCGATATCGCTGGCATTAACAATTTCTGGACCTACGCAAGATCCAGTTTGATAAAAGCTGACATTTGTCGTTGACCCGCTCATATCGAATACAAATGAGAACTGGCTCCATTTGTCATCGCCAATAACCAGTCCCCCCGTAGTGGGAACGGGTAAATTATAAAACCCCGTGGAGCCGGAATATAAGGTTACAAAAAATCTATCCTGATATTCTGAGCATAACGAGATTGTAAACCGACCATAGTCATGAGATGAGGACAGATTCCCATTGGACACATCCAAAATCACTTCTCGGGAGGATGTTACCTGAGAAACTGTCCAGTCTTTTTTCAGGAAAAACTCCACTGTCGAGCCTGAAGGCCCTCCGAATTCCAAATTATTGGTGCGGTTTTGTGCAAAATTATAAATGGTATCTAAATGAGGTCCGCCCTTGGTTTCCACATAGGCCACCGAGGATGAGTAATACCCCGAAGAATCACTTACGGGGGTGCTATAAGAATTTCCAAAAGTCAGATATCCCGTAGTCCGAGGGTAATGATCGTCGAGAATATATTTTTCCAGAGGATTAATGTCGTTATAGAATTTAGTCTGTTCTAGGTTAGATCCATCGTATGGATAGCTGCTCGAAATATAATCATAAGCATCCTTATAGTATTTTTCCGCCGAAGCGAACTTAACAAAGTCTTCGGGATTGGAATAATCTAGCGGGGGAAGAAAGTATTTAGCCTTCTTCACACTTTCGCTTAGGTGGGCTGCCGACTCCATTCCATCGCCCAAAGATCCGGGAGCGCTTTTGCGGAGGTACTTGTTTACAGTGGTGGTCTGTTTGTTTTTATCGAATAACTTCTTAATGCTCATGGCTTCTCTTCATCGACCCTAAACTTAAATATCTCTGGTTGTTGACGATATTGTCCTTGTAAATAATATATCAGTTGTACCCCATAAGAAAAGCCAGGCTCCAAGAAAGAAGTGTCTAACTCAAAATAATTTCCGCTCACATCATACGACATTTGAGTCTGCTGGTAGCTTCCAGTCCCAAAAGGAATAATTTCCATTTTATCTATCGTTCGGAAGATCCGGTAATAAGCAGATTGGATAATTTCCGGAATTATATTGGCAGTGGCGACCGTGTAAATGTTTGGTTCCCAATTCTTTTTGCGTGCAAATACTCGGAGTCGGGGTTTTTGACCCTTCAGATAAGAGTCTCGAAGATTAGTGATATCACTTATATATTCATCTTCATAGATTAAAGAACTTGCTGTGAGAGCAGAGGCGTCAATTGTTCCAGTAAAATATTGTGAACTTCCGGAATGCCATACATCATGTAAGGTCTGAAAAGAACTTGTAGAAGCGAAGGACGCTGAATAAGTTCCGGTAATGTTAATACCATTCTCTATCAAAAGCCCTCCCGTTATGTTAGTGATAGACTCACCATCGGCATTAATAATCTGAAGTGCCGCTCCCGTGGGCACTCCGGAGCTTCCGCTGTAAAGGCTCACAAGAACATCTTGTCCTACCCCTTCTAAACCCGGAACATCTTTCAATACCCCGCGAATATTATTATACAGGTAAATGGTATTAAGATTATCCGCCCCTGGGGCTAAACTACTGGATAATATAAAGTTCCCCCTGTTGTCTTTGCGCGCAGAGTCCCAGCGCGCCTCTATGACAGGTCGTTTAAAATAGAATTCGCTATTTCTTCCAAAAAACCGCTTGGTATAATAACTTCCCAAAGTTCCCGAAACAACTGCATCTTCAAATCGTACTAAAAATCCATAGTTGGTTAGCTCCCCCGATTGCCATCGATCCATTGCAAAAGAACTAATATCAACATCTAAGTCCTCCATCCCTCCGGAAAAATGAAAACTTGACGAATAGTCAGAGGCCACTTGATAATCACTGCCTGTATTATCCCAGGCAGTCGTATTTGTGGCATATACCCAATTGGACTCCCCTAGATCGGTATAGTTCTCCATGTCTAATCCAGTTCCCTCGCTCCATGGTTTAGATGGAAGGAAAACCCCCAAGCTATAGCTGATAGGAGTAGTGTTTCCATGAGGGGCGTTATACATTTTAAGGCGATAGTCCACACTAGAGGAGGGAATTATACCATTGGTGATATCATCTAGAATATTCTGAATCGGAAACTGGAGTAAGACTCGTGACTGCTCCGCATTTTGAGCGTTGACCGAAGCTGATGTTTGTCCGTGAATCACGAAAGCTTCTAAAATGTCCGATGCCCCCATGTTGGATCCGGTTCCTCTCGTTATAAGGTTGCCCTTAAAGGCATCGGTGATTGTATTATCTTGAGTTGCAAAGTATCTCTTAATAGCCATTATTTAATAACTCCAGATATATCGTCGTCTGGGAATAGGACTTCGGCCACCATGTTTTGGGGGATCCGTAGATATCTTCCGTCATTTGATAAATTAGAACTAATATCGTATCGAACGGCACTGTAAAGCCCTCCCGTTTTGGATACCAGTTCGACATTTAGAGTGTCATTAACGCCAGGAACACTATTAAGCAGCTTATAAACGTCGGTTATATATACCGCTTCGCCGATTTCTTTTTGTACATTTAAAATCTTTTCTTTTATTTTTACTACGCACTCGTCAAGGAGTTCAAATTTGTTAACATCCACATCAGCAACTACTTCAAAGTTTATTCCATAGTTAATGACCTTCCCATCTAAAATATCTACAGTATCGTTAATCATCCGATAAGAGTTGAGCCATTTTTTGAGATTAGTCTTTAAGGTGTTATTGGCAGCCGTAAACTTTCCGTTAGTACCTTCTGATAAGACATAGAGGTTTAGATTTCGCTTCACAGAGTCTGTATCTTGTACAACGTTTACCCTTTTGACTCTCCCAAAGTGCGATGGCATTCGATAAGATAATGATACATAGTCGCTTCGAGTGACGGCTCGGTTTTGAGATGCATAAGCAGAGAAGGCTCGCTCACGAATTTCATCAGGCATTAAGATGCTAGTGTCACCTGTGATAGGCAACTCGTTTTCGGTCTCCAAAGATTGAATAATGGTTGATAAGGTGGTGCTATTTAAAGAGGCTTGGTTTTTTAAAAATCATTCTGGGGTCTATCACCTTGTTGAGTGCTCCAGTTTGCGCATTAACTGTCTCTTGAGTATTAGAGCGGTAAGTAATAATGAGTGTAGTGTTAACAGGAACTACGCCAAATTTATCGCTACTAATCAAGTTGGTGGGATCAAAAGTTTTATCGGAAATATATTCACGACCCACCACATCTAAAACCACATCTGCCGGATCTGCGATCAGATCGCCCGTTAAATTGTCGGCGGACCCATATCCAAATTGAATAAAAACATTCCCGTCCGCATCAAACTCGGACACAAATCGTCGAGGCACCGGTTTAGTCTTGATTACATAAGGAACGGAGGTTTTATCCGAATTATAATTGGGAACTTGTGAGGTCACGACGTCCTGAGATAAATAATCAACCTCATAATATTCATTCCCTTGCGAGTCTACGACACTAGTAATTTCACTTACATTGTCAGCATCGACGCTTAGCCTTAGAAATCTTTTATACTCTCCTACTGAAATCGAGGTCTCGGAAGGTAGTCCGGAGACAACTTCTCCAGAGGACTTAATGGCATACCAAGTGGGAATACCGGTGGTCGTGTTAACTCGGGCTACTGTAACTTCGTTACTTGAGTTGGTAAAGTCTACATTCTCATTCAACGTAAAGACTCCCCCTCCGTCCGATGCCAAAGTTGCCCCTCTTCTGAGGATGGGGAAATAGTCCAAATCGGGCTGGCCTGTGGCAGTAGAAGCGGGAACCATTACATAAAACGTCGCCATGCCGGTGGACGAAGCTGCGCCAGGCATCTTAAATCCCAGTTGCTTGGATAAGCGAACTATATTTTGATACTCCAAGGCACTGTCCAAAAAACTTTCGTTTGCTTGGTAGTCAGCATAAAAAGACAATTGATCTCCCAAATATGCTGTTAGGTCCAACATCAGGGAGCCAAAAGACGCATCATTAAAATCCTTAAAGGTCGTAGGATAATACCGTTTCGCATGATTAGTTAATGCGTCTTTAATAGTGGAGAAATCTCTACTAGTATAAGAAATAGGTCTTTTTGGCATATATCATCATCCTCGTTTTACATCAATAATTAGTTATGTGCCTAAGTTATTGTGAGAGTGGAGCGAGTATCAAGCGACCCCATATTATAGACCACCGAAATTTCCAACTCATTAAGACCTAAGTCGGCGTTGTCCGCATTCGTTCTAAAGTGGATGCCCTCTATATTAATAAAAGGTAAATATTTGTTCGTTTGAATATTGATTGCTGTGGATATTTGTTCATGGAGGGCGGCTGAAAAGCCTTCAAACAACATACGCCTAAGTCCCACTCCGAAGTCGGGAATCATTACGCGTTCCCCAGGGGAAGTAAGAAGCAGATTTTTAAAATTTTGTTGTACAACTTCTCCCAGAGTTTTATTTAATTGATACGGCCCATCTACGGGGCTATAAATCAGGGGGAGCTTAACTGAAATTCCTTGTAATCCGAACATATTTTCTTTTCCTCCTATTAACTATCACCTACCCCTCAAATTCGTAGAGGTCAATTGAATTTTCTAATGTCGCCACATCGGCCAAAATTCTTGTCTTTCGGAAGTCATAGCTAAAATCTCCAGTCAGGTTCACCCCTGATTCTCTCAGATCATCAAACAGGTCCTGAATAGTATCTACTATATCCATCACTCCTCTATTCCCATAATATTCGCCTCTGAAATCTTCGCCGTAGTGGTTTGTCTGATTTGCCCTCGTCCCTATGAGGCGATTTTTGCACGCTAAAATAGCTGCAACGGAAAGAGGGGGCTC